CCCCAAATGAAACCCAAAATTCCAAAATGTAAAAGGGGATAAAAATTCACAAAAATCAAATCTTTTCTTTTATAAAAATCCTTGGCATCGACATAGGATATACGTATATTTCAAACATATGAAACCAACAGCAATACAATGGCTTTTAAAAATATTAGAGGGTCAAAAAGATAAACCATTTGATTATGATGAATGGAAAATAACTTTTGAATACGCTTTACAAATAGAAAAGGAGCAGATAATTGATGCTTTTGAATATGCGTGGTATGAATGGGCAGAAATGACTCCAAACGTAGCAGAACAATACTACAACAAAACATTTAAATCAGAATAAAATGCTTTTAGATAACGACGAAAAAAAACAACAAATTTGGTGGATGGGTTTTCTTCATGGAACCCTAATAGGTATATTTGCGGGTATAGCTATTGCCTATTTAACACACACATAATGAAAACAATAAAAAACTTAATTAAAATGCCTTTCCTTTTATTATTTGGTTATATATCAATAATAATTTGTGCACATTATGAATTTTCCAAATATTTATTCCAAAACAAAAAAATATGAGCGACGTAAGACCAGAACTAGACAAATTAATCCAAGAATTAGAAGCTAATGGAATTACCCAAGACACAAACCCAACAACAGTAGTTGGTTTAGGTGATGTTGTTGAATCTGCTTTAACTAAACTTGGTATTACCCAAGAACGTTACAAAGAATTTTTTGGCCTACAAGAATGTAGTTGTACTAAACGTAAAAAATGGCTTAACGGTTTTTTAAGTTGGACAGTTAAAAAATAATATTTTTTCAAATATTTATCGTCAAAACGATAAATGCCAACTATAAATTATCCCTTTGCCTCTTTATATGAAGGTACTTCCTCAATTAATTTAACAGCAGGAACAGCTTACACCTTTTCTATAACAAATAATTCAGGTTCAAGTTACTTTTTTATGAAAACACCATTTAACTACCAGTTTGATGGTTCAACCCCAAAAAATACTTCAGGCTCGTTTTCCTCACTTACAAATATAGCCGGCTCAAACATAACAGATTATGTTGCAGGGTTTGTTTTACCAACATCAACAAATTCCTTTATTTTTACCCCAGCAACTAATGTTGATGGAACTACTTTAAGGTTAAGAGGAACTGGTGGGATAACTCTTGCTTTATCTTATTAAAGTTTAACTTAGTGATTAGATTCTTTAAAAGATCCTTGGTTACTTGATTTTTGGTTTGTATATTTGTAGTATAAATAAAAATAAAGGTTATGTTTGAAATAGAAAAAAGAATTGAAGAGCTAAAAGAAGAAAACAAATCACTTAAAGTAAAAGCTGTTATACTTGGGTTGTTTTCATTGTCACAAACTTCCATGTTGTTGTTGGAAAAATTTCAAAACAATATTTTCACAATTGTTGGTCTTGCTTTAATAGCTCTAGGAATTGGAACTATTAGTGTTATTAGTTCATTGATGATCAAGAAAAATAATAGTTTAATTAATAAATATAAACAATTTTAAATTATGGAAAATCAAAAGTATCAACCGTCTAGAAAAATTACAACCGCTGATGGAACTCAAATGTTTATGTTTGATGGTAAGTTACATAATTGGGAGGGTCCCGCGGTAATTCCACAAGGTAACATGCGTTTACGCGAGTATTATTTAAATGGGATTAAATATACGGAGGAACAGTGGAAGGAGCGTTTACGCACAAGAGAAGGATTACCTTGGTATAAAGGGTCTGGAGCGCAAGCTAGGTTTTAGAAGTAAAAAATAAAGGTTATGCAACGAATTACACATGAAGAAGCTAAAAAATATATTCCTTGTTCTGAAGATTACTCAAATAATCCACCAACATATTTTACGGTTCAAGAGCAGCAAGACGGTTGGGATGAAATAACGTATTACACGGGTAAAAAACGAGGTCTATTCGTTGGCCGCGAGGGTGATGAATGGGTTTATATATTATCAAATCCCGCGATGCCCGAAATGGTTAAAATAGGTTATACTGCAAAAGATCCATTCATAAGAGCAAATCAAATTTCTCGTGGAACAGGAATACCTTTAGGGTTTGAGGTTGAATGGGCTTATAAGTGTTTTAAAGGTGAGCGTATAGAGGGTGAAGTTCATAAATATTTTAAAAAACAAAGAGTTAATACTCAAAAAGAATTTTTTAGAGTATCGTTGGAAGAGGCTAAACAAGTTATAGAACAAATAGGAGAAAAATATGTCTAGTAAAAATTTAAATATGTATCAACAAATTATAGATATGGAACTGCAAGAACTAGAAATGAAGGTTGCATCCATTCAAAATCAATTGGTGGAGGATTATGGGATGTTGGATGAGTTTTGGCAATATCACCCTGCAAATCCCGATTTTATCAATCCAATTAAAGCTTATGATGATTTGAAAAAATCAATTTCACAATTAGAGCTTAAACTTGAGAATTTAGAATCAAAAATTAACCATTTAAAATCAACGAATTAATACGTGGATTCAATTAGGAAATTATATATACATATAAGAGTATGAATATAGGAGGAATATTTGCATTATTTGGGTTCAATGAAGGAGATAAGGAAGATAAGAAACTCAAAAAAGATTTAGAGGCCTTTAAAGAAACTCCCCATTTTAAAGTTAAGATGTTTATTAAAATGGTATCTCAAGGTATTGGGTTTAAAAATCAACTTCTAAAATTTTTCTCAAATATGCAACCTAAAATGGATACTGCCGATTTAGGTGAAGCTGGGGATTTTATGATGTATAATCGAGCTTGGTTTTGGATTTCTGAATGTAATTTAAGGAAAAAAGATTGGAAATTAGCTCTACAGGATAATGCTTCAGAAGATTTTATAGAATATCTTGAAGTGGTATTACGATATTTTGAAGGTTTGGAGGAATATGAAAAATGTGCTTTCCTTAAAAAAATACAAGATTTTGTAAAAAGGTCTCTAATTAAAAAAGAAAACGTGACTCCCTAAAAGAAGGTTATTATCTTTAATTTATATTTTAATATTACATTATTGAAATAAATAAAGGTTATAAAATAAATAAATAAATAAGTAAATAAATAAAAATGAAAAATAAAGAATTAGTATTGAGACGCTTGGAGTCTCTAGAAAGTAAATTAAAACGTATGAGAAACGCTTTAAATGAAAGAAATGTTGAAGCAGCTCGTCAAATATTACAAGAAGTACTTGAATTGAGAGACGATACTCAATCAATTGTAGAACGTGAAAATTAATTAATAAATAAAAGTTATGAATCTAACAGCCGAACAAATCCAAGATAATTGGGAAGAATTAATGTCTTATATTGATGGTTATATTTCTTCCCCACGTAAAGAAAAAGTTTTAGAATTTTATAATCAATATTCTGAACGTTTAATGTTAATGCCTGCTGCGCATAAAAAAGAATACCATAATGCTTTTCCTGGAGGATATGTAGAACATGTTTTACGCGTTATTCGATGTGCTTTAAAACAATATGATTTATGGGCAAGTGAAGAAGCTGATATGTCTACTTTCACAGTTGAAGAATTAATATTCTCAGCATTAAATCATGATTTAGGTAAAATGGGTAGTGAAGAAGAAGATTCATATATCCCTCAAACTGATCAATGGCGTAAAGATAAACTTGGAGAAGATTATATGTTTAATACTAAAGTTCCATTCGCTTCAGTACCTGATAGAGGGTTATTTTTACTTCAATCCCATGGTATCCAGTATACATTTAATGAAATGGTTGCTATTCAAACTCATGATGGTTTATACGATGAGGCAAATAAAAAATATCTCTTAAATTTCATGCCAGAACAAAAACCAAGAACATCACTTCCTTTTATTTTACATCAGGCGGACTTAATGGCAGCACGTATTGAATTTGAACGTGAATGGTTACCTAAATTAAAAGAAGGTAAAAAGTCCGTGGATATTAAAAAGGATAATTATACATTGGGGAATAAACCAAACATGTCTAAAAAGACCTCAACAAAGGAAAAGGCATTAGGTTCATTTAAAAGTAATGGTTTAAAAAATTTATTAGATAATATATGATAGGGTTAATAGTTGCCATTTGCGTCTTATCAGTGTTAGTCGTGATTCTAGGATTCACGACTTTCAACTTGATGAAAAAACAAGAAAAATCAGAAGATATTTTAGCTGGTTATCTGGAATATTTAGACAGATTATCTCGTGTAATTGAAATTTCAGACAAAAAACTTAAAGAAATAGACCGTGGAGGTATGTTTGAAAAAGATGATGATGTTGGTGTAATATTCCAATCAATTGTAAACCTGCAAGAAATACTAAATGAATTCAATCTTAGAAAGTTCAACTAAAATGGCTAGGAAAGCTAAAAATAAAAACTACTTTACCCAAGAAACCGAAGATGCTATTGTATTATATAATAACACTGAAAACCCGGCTTTAAAAAGTAAAATATACGAGGAAAAAATACATTATGCATTTTTTAAATTAACTCAAAATATAATTCATACTTTTAAATTTTACCATACTGAAGTAGAGGATTTAGAGCATTTACAACATGAAATCATAGTATTTTTACTTTCCAAAATCCATTTATTTAATCCAAATAATGGAGCTAAAGCATATTCATATTTTGGAACTATAGTTAAACGTTGGTGTATTTTATATAACGATAAAAATTATAAAAGTAAAATTAAAAAAGTAGCCATCGCTGAACTTGAACAAGATGATTCATATTCATATAC